TAATACCTACAAATATTGAAGCTATAATGAGTGGTTCTGCTGTAAAAGCAGATATACCTCAATCTAATTATGAAATAAGTTCTTTAATAAATCCCTCATATAATCGTTCACTAGTACAATCTAGTGATGTTAATGTATATGACCCTTTAGCTAGAAGAACAGATTTTGGAGATTCAGTTAACATAGGAACATATGGGCAAACACCATCAATATCAGATTTAGATACAAATATATATGAATTTGAATGGGGTGGTGGAACTACACCTGAAATATTAGATTATGGTGCGGTTAAATTAGGAAAAATATTACAAGTTAGTTCACCTGATCAAGTTAAAACTATTAATACTAGTGATGGGATATACACAGATATAATAGCTAGCCAAACAGGATTCTCCAGTATAGCTATTACTAGAAATTACAGAGTAATAGTTTCAGATAATTCATATCCCCCTAGTTCAGTTGCTACTAGTTCAGTACCTCAAGCTCCGGGATTTTTAGATAAAATCTTTTGGTTAACTTCTCAAAGTAGAGGAGATTATTATCAAATTTTAAATAAAAATAATCCTGTTAATCATGAGATTACTATGAATATGTATCCAAATTCAACTGCAGGATCTAATCCTACCTTACCTGCAACAACAAGGATTTTAACTACAGAATGGGGTGTACCTACAATCAGTAGTTATGCTTTAACTTCTTCTAATCCTACTCATTATGGAAGACTTGATAATGTTGGGACAACATCTTTTATTAAAGTATCAAGAAGTTTACATATTTCTAAAGTTACTACAGATTCTAATGGATTTTATCAATCGGGTAAAAACCCAATTAAACCTAATTGGGCTACTATAGGGGACCAGATAAATAGAGATCTAAATAATGGTGAAAGATGGTTTGTAACTTTATATAATGAATTTGAGTTCCCTAATAATCAAGGAGACTATAACTCAGTTTTAACAACTGGATCATTGTCTCCATATAATGAAGGAAATACTGGAGTAGATTTAAATGGAAATTATAATGATCCTTTAGCTTATAAAGGAGTTTTTGAAATTGCAGGGACATATGATGAAGGTGGGTTAGCTAGTGGTGATACTTTTAATTTTGTAATGTATAATTCATTCCCTACTAGTGCAGATAATAAATTAATAGGGGGTGGAGCCTCAGGTAATAGTTTAGGAATGCTTTTATGGAAAGCTAGAGCTACAGGTAAAAATGAATTTGTAATAGTACAGGATGAAATATCAGGGGGAGTACAAGAAGGAGCTTTTACAAGTAGATTTACTCCTAGCTACATAACAGAAAATTTCGAAGCTATCACAAAAACATATGGAACTAACCAAACAGGTTAAAAATAATTTGGATTAAAAACAAACAAAACACATATTTATAACATATAATTAAACACAAATGGGATATTTAAATAATCAAGTAGTAACAGTAGATGCTATCTTAACAAAGAAAGGTAGAGAACTGTTAGCTCAAAATGATGGTTCATTCAGAATCACACAATTTGCATTAGCAGATGATGAAATAGATTATACACTCTATAATCCAACTAATCCCCAAGGTTCTGCATACTATGGGGAAGCAATAGATAATATGCCTTTATTAGAGGCATTTGCTGATGAAAACCAAATAATGAAATACAAACTAGCTACTCTACCAAGAGGAACAGCGGTTTTACCTGTAATAGATTTAGGATACTCCGCTATTACATTAAAACAAGGAGCTTCATTAGCTATTACACCTCAAACATTAAATTACTTAGGTAATACTACAGCATTTGAAACATCTGGTTATACAGCTACAATAGCAGATGTTAGAACAATGTCAACATTTAATGGAATAGGCATTCAAAGTACAGCAGCTCAACAACAGAATACTACTTCAACAACAACATTAGGAACAAATGTATCATCCACAGTAATAGGAACTCAAATTAATTTAAGAGCAACTACGGTGAATACATTATTTGGAGCTAATTCTACCTTAAATACAACTTTAACTGTAATAGGATTAGATAGTGGAGCTAGATTAACAATACCTCTTACAATTACTAAAACAACTTAAAAATGGGATTTAAAAGATTAGACGCAGAAGATTTTGTAGTAAGCGCAGATGCAATACAATCAGTAGCTTGGTCTACTAATTCACCAACATTAACAGAATTTTTTACATCCTCAGTACAAGAAGCAGGTACTTCAGGAAATTATTATATTAGTGTATACCAAACAAGTTCAGCATTAGCGGAAGCTCAAATTCAATTTGATGTAGCCTATGGAAATAAATTAGGAAGTGGTAGTGAATATTTTAATACTAGCATTCCAAGATTAACACCTGCTACATCTATATATGGTCAATATAGATCTTTAGTATTAGAAGATGAAAATACAAATTTTACATATGGAATTGGTTCAAATACTTTATCCCCAGATGATTTCTGGGCAATATCTGTAGATAGAGCAAGGTATAAAGAAAAATTATTTCCAAATACATTTAATTTAAAATTAACAGGAACTACTACAGTACATTTAACAGCTGATGTTAATAGTGAAACAACAGCTACATTTTTAGGATCAAATAGAGCATATCAATTAGTATCAGGTTCAAATGGTAGTAAATTTGGTCAAAGTGGATATGTAGCAGCCTCAGGTTCATATGGTTTATTTCTACCAGATATAGGAACAATTTTATTAAATCCTTCAGCATTATCTCAGTTTGCAGGAGTTACTGCTACAACAACAGCTAATTTAGCAAATGGTACTAATCAAAAAACTTTAGTAAATGCTATTATTAATGGTGGATCTTTTCAATTAAATGCTCAGGAAACAGTTACATCGGATTATATATTTATTAGATCTAGAAATTCAGAGTTTAACTATTCTACAAATCCTTCATATATATCAGGTTCAACAGGTGAAATAATATATGATAGTTTTATTAATAATCCTCAATCTTATATTACAACTGTAGGAATGTATAATGATTCAAATGAATTAGTTGCAGTAGCAAAACTATCAAGACCACTACTTAAAGATTTTACAAAAGAAAGCTTAATAAGAGTAAAATTAGATTTTTAGGATGAATGAGTGTATACAAGCCATTTACCACATCAGATGTTATAGTAACTCCATTTAAAGTAAACAAAAGTTTTTCTTTTCAAGGTTCAGGATCTTTTCTTCAATCAAATGTAAGTATAGACAGATTTACGGGAAAAAATACCCCTTATATTTCGGGATCTAATATTACAGGTCAAATAGAAACAGAATCTCAGGCTTTAATATATAACTCAATAAAACAATTATACTATACTAATTATTTAAGAGGTGAAGATGGTTCACCTGCTTTTACTTCCTCTATAAACACAGATGGGGTTAGAATAGGACAAGGTGGCCCTGATCAACCTTCATATTATAATTATTTATCTAATACTTTAGATGCTAACAGAGTATTTCCAACAGTATCAAATGATGAAATAGGAGTCATATCAATCCCCTCAAACTTATTTGGTGAAAATATTAAACCTGGAAGTTTTAGATTTGAATATGCAGGTAATACTATAACAGATGATGGTGAAGGTAATTTATTTCAAAGTGGAGGTAAGGTAGGAGATATTATATACCAACATGGTATGATAATAATAACAGGTATAAGTACTTCACTAGTAGGAGCTGTATATGGGTCTGCTTTATATGGATCTGTAACTTATGGTTCGGGAGATGCTACAGGCTTACCTGATATCATAACTGAAAATAATGTTACTTGTTCATTTCAAAGTACAATGACGATATATGAATCCCAATATAAAACCACCTTTTCTCCTAATGAGTTTAATTACACCCAAAACCCATCTGCTATTTCAGGTAGTGTAAATAGTGGGGTAGTATATGATTTTTTAACAGGATCATATTTCCAACCTTATATTACAACAGTAGGATTATATAATAATGCTAATCAATTAGTAGCTGTAGGAAAATTATCACAACCTCTACAAAGTTCAAACATAACTGACACAACTATATTAGTTAACTTAGATTTATAATATTTATACACATGGCAACAATTCCAAAAACAGGTATAGCAACAGGACAAAACATTACAGCAACTCAAATTACTAACATTATTGATGCTTTAGATGGTACAACTCAAACCGATATTAGTATGTCTGGGGTTTTATCAATCCCCGGATTTTCTAATGTTGCTACTTCTTTAGCTGCTGCTGGAGGAAGTGCCTTTTCAGCCGCGGGTATTTCAGGTTCATTAGGAACTAATGCTACATTAATAAGAAGTTTAACAGCTCCAATCATTTCAGGTTCATTTAATGCTGCTAGTTCTTCATTTAGTACAAGAGTAACAAATTTAAAAACTGACAGTGGTTCATTTTCTACAAGAGTAACAAGTATAGAAACTAATAGCACTTTTACAAAAGTGGGAATTTCGGGTTCAGTTTTAGGTGCATCCAATATAGCTACCCTTCCATCAACTGCTAATTTTGGCCCTCTTACAGGAAGATTAGTATCAGGAGTTAATGGGGATATTACAGGTATAAGTAATACGGATAAAGCCTATTTTTATGGTAATAGTGGTGTAGACGCTTTAAATATTGGAATATCTTCTAATGATGCTGATTTTGCAAATAGTAGGATTAAATTTACTACAGATACTACAACTTCAGATCTAATATTAAGGGGAAAAAATGCAGCTAATACTCAAACTTCAGCTTCATTTACTAATTTTTCAACATATACTTCACTTAGTGCAGGAAATGTAGGATCTAGTTTTTTTATTAATAATAACTTTAGTACTACTAACAATATTCAGTTTGGTAATACTAAAACCGCAAATGGAAAAATGACATTGTATTTAGCGGGTAACAGTGATAGTTCAAGGCCTGGTTCTTCTGGTGCTTCAAGAGGAGGTTTATTAGTAACCCACACATTAGAATTAGGAGGGGCAAAAGGATATAAATCCTCGGGCACTACATGGGATACTACATCTGATCATAGATTAAAAGAAAATATTATAACAGCATCTTTAGATATTTGCTATGATGTTATTAAAAATATACCCCTAAAAAGATTTAATTATGTAGATAAGTATACTAAATATCCTTTACCAGATGTACATCAAGTAGGATGGATAGCTCAAGATGTAAGTGGTTCTTTACCTAGAGCAATTCAATCTAGTTCATTTACAACTTGGGTTAACTATACAGGCTCTGCAATAACCGCATCTGACGGGGTAAGTATTATACAAAATGGTGATAGAGTTAAAGATGTTTTAGCTGGTTCTGAAGTAATAGAAGATGTATTAACTTTAGACTCTGATCAAATAATAAAAATGATGTATGGGGCTATACAAAAACTTCAAGCTAAAGTAGAAGCTCTAGAAGGATAGTAATACTAATCAAAACAAATATATGGAATGGATAGGACTCAAAGGAGAACCAATATCAACAATTTCAGATTTCCCAAATAACACATTCGGATTCGTTTATAGAATAGTACATAAACCTACGGGTAAATCCTATATAGGTAAAAAAGTATTATATTTTAATCGAAAAGTTAAATTAACTAAAAAAGATTTAGCTTTATATGAAGGTGTAGTAGGTAGAAAACCATCTTATAAAATAGCAATAAAAGAATCTGATTGGGAATCTTATTGGGGTTCAAATAAATTACTTAAAGAAGTAATGGAATTAGAACCAATAGAAAATTTTGAACGTCACATAATCAAAACAGCCCCAGACAAAAAACTTTTAACCTACTACGAAACACAATACCAATTTGTACATCAAGTTTTAGAAAAACCAGATGAATATTTTAATGACAATATACTAGGTAAATTTTTCACAAAAGATTTTGAATTATAAAATACATTTCGTATATTATAACACATGGTAAATGAACTACTAGTTAATCTAGTTAATACGGTTTTAGGGACAGGAAAGAGGACAGCACGAGGTAATCAAGCATACCATTGTCCCTTTTGCAATCATCATAAACCAAAACTAGAAGTTAATTTCACAGAAAACAAGAAAGGATTTAACCCATTCCAATGTTGGGTATGTGGTAAAAAAGGTAAAACAATAAGAAGTTTATTTAAAGCACTTAAGGTATCACCTGACAAGTTTATAGAACTAGGTAAACTAGTTAAAACAGGTAGCCACGTAGAAGAAGTTATAGTAGAAAACATAGTAGAATTACCCAAAGAATTTATGCCCCTATTTCTAGATGATAAAACTATAAAATGGAAACAAGCATATTACTATTTAAAAAGTAGAGGTGTTACAAATGATGATATTATAAAATACAATATTGGGTACTGTGATTTTGGAAGATACCAAAACATGATCATTATACCATCATATGATAAAGATGGTACATTAAATTATTTTACAGGTCGTTCATTTGAACAAGATCCATTTGTAAAATACAGAAACCCAGAATGTTCAAGAGATATAATAC